GCGTAGAAGATTTAGAATATAATTACGCATTCTTTGGACCAATAGTTTCAAAATCGATCCAATAATTTGTGATGTTTTTGAAACTAAAGATGTGATATTGGAAATCTTGTTTATTGCACCATTCACATAAAGATTATAATATTTCTTAATTCCTTTTAGAGTGTCGAAGAAGTTTGTTAGGGCATTACTAATTCCTGCCAGGACACCAGTTCCACATGGATTTCCAGTTTCTAACTGCTTCTTTTCTATATCGGCAACCTTTGCCGCCAATTCCGTAAAGTTAAATCCATCCTTACAAGATTTTTGAACCCCATCTATCTGATCACTGGTTGCCTTTGACCACGAATTACCAAGTTCTAATGATTTTGGGCAAGCTTTTTTTGCTCGTTCTTTAAACTCATTTGAGATAGCATCTAAGGCAGCCTTATCATCTTGATATTGCCTTAAAAGTTGCCTTTGTTCCTCTGTTAAACGAGGATCATTGAGTACATTTTCGGTAATTCCAATTTCTTGTATTCTTTTTGCCAGTGACTCTTTGGGTTGAGTATCAGTCTCTGGAAGAATAATTTTACTTATCTCATCAAAGTTTTTATCAAGTCTTTCTGAAATTAAACTCGTACTTTCAATTAAATTTTGGTTATCATATTTGGTTAAATCTGGTCTTAATGCTTCTGAAGCACTAACAATTGTATCTGCTAATACTTTTTTATCTGCTATAGCTTGTTGTATTTGCCTTTCTGCTTCTGTTTGTACTGGAGGAGAAGATGGTTGTGGTACTACTGCTGGTGTTGGTGCTGCTGCTTCTGATGATGAAGAATTAGTAAATATATTTTCTACATATACATCAGGACCTTGCTTACGTGATTCTCTTGTAAAATATTGTGCTTGGCCCTCATTTCCATTTTCTTTTTCGAAAGCAACTGGATATACTAGAAATTCATATTTACCGTCATTTCCTTTTAAAAATACGCCAAGAGTTACATAAGTTTTTTTAGTTTCTTCATTTTCATAAATTAACTGTTTAATTTGCTCTACGGTATATTCACCACCATATCCACCTTCTTTAGCTTTATTTTCTATTCTTTCGGATTCTTTTCCAGATTTATCTTCGTAAGATACAAAAATTGACCCTTTACCATCATCATAAAAGAAATAATTTCTTCCATTAAGTGTAGTATACTGAGTTCTTTCTGCCATTTTTAATTCACCTCCTCGTGTTGATATTTATTATCCACCAAGTAGTGAATTTGGATTGTTGACTTTTCCACCAGGAGAACCATCAGCATTAGGAGTAAATGTCAGACCACTAGACTTAAATTGCTCAAGTTGTTCTACTGTTGGTGTATTATTGATTCTTGTTCCATACTGACTGATGCTTTGTGGATCTCTATTAAGAACATCTGCTGCTGTTTGAGTTGTTGATCCAGAAGATCCTCCACCAGAAGAAGCGGGGGAGACCTCATCTCCTGTAAATTCTTCAAATGCCAATGGATCTCCATCAGACACGGGGGGACTATTAGTAACTTCTTGTGGTTGAACAGTGGCATTTTCTTTTGCCTTGGCAACATCATTTTTTAGAGTGGGATCCAGTGCTGCTGATTCTGATAGTTTTGGTTTTTCTGATCCAAGTCTTTGACCGGCATAAGGACTAAAAGAATTATACCTTGTGACATTTTGAAATTCTGTTGATTTTCTTTCTTTTACAATTTCCAATGAAACATTATTCTCATATGTTCCTCTCGCAAGAACAGAAGTGATGACAGGAACCTGATTAAATGGATCCAAGAAATATCCACGAACCCATTCACCACCGGTGAGACCAGTGGACCCACGACTTGCATTTCCTTGGGATGTGGGTCTCTCGACGATTGCCCATGGTAATTTTTCATCTGGTATTGTAACCCCAGATTTATCATGAATACCAACAATTCTTACTTTAACTCTATCTCCCCATCCATTCGGATCAGTCTTATCTAATATTTGGTCTGGAGGAACCTGTCCAATAAACCATTGGTAATTTATTCCAGCAAATCCTATATTATCTGTCATTTTGATTTAGTGTATAATCCGTAAGTATCTTTTACTAAAGTTAATGCCGTGATGGACTTTCCTCCAGCACTAAAATCAAAACTGTGACATAGATGTAATATCAAGTATTTACCACTTAAATGTTGATCAAATGCTGAAGAATTTTTGTCTCCGACACTTACATATGGAAAGTAACATTCGACAAGATCACCAGCGACTAAATTTGGATTGCATGGGACATTTATTTGGACAACCTGATTGAACAATAAATTATATCTGGTTGTTGCCTCCGCCTGCCATCTTTTTGGACTATTATTTTCTTTGGTTGAAACTCCATTTTCTTGACATCCAATATCCAGAATATGGTAGTGAGTTCTCGTAAAACTATCAAACTCATTGGGAACTTCTGGTTTTTTGCCAAGATATTGATTAAGATTTTTCTCTCTTAACTTAATTATAATCTCATCATATTTGAAAGTTCGTGGATCAAAAAATATGTTTCTGGAGGAATAAACCCCAGATCTTAATGCGTTCAAAACCCCCTGGTTTTTTGATTGAGTCATTGATAAAATCTTAAAATCAGCATCGGGATCATTCTCTCGTAATACTGAAGATTGTTTGTACACTGGTATATTATTCTTTGGAGAGATTAAATTAGCAATAGATCTAAAATTAAATCCATTTTTTGTTTCATAAAAGAAGTATCCTGGATCCTTTCCTTCAAATGAAACTGATTTTGAAGCCAAATTGAATAGCACATAAAAAGGATCCTTACTATTTCCACCAAAATTATAGGTGTTTTCTGTTTTATCAACATTAATTCTATTGTCAGGAACTTTAAGTTCTTCTTTTAAGATTTTAGTAACAGACTCTGAAATTAAATGTGTATATCTTTTATAAAGTACCGACTTTTCATTTTCAAAAGAATATTTTGATACAAGAGAAATCATATAAGATTCTCTATTAGATTCTTTTGCGAATCCAGGAGCACCATCAACACGAAGAGGAAACTTTTGAAAGTCTAATGTTCCAAGGGCATTGGTTATCTTAAATTCAACTTCTTCATTGCCAGTGATTGGTAAAGAACTCAATAGTGTTCCAGAAGTTCCTTGAATATTTTGTTCACGAGAAACTGAATTACCAGCAGGGACGCCAACATCAACCACCAACAAATTGGCAGTTACAGTGGGCGAAAAAAGACTTTCATAATATTGAAACGCGATAGCTCTTGGTGGGGATATCGATACTTTCTGCCCATTCTTCGTAATTGATAAATTTTCTACATTTGCCCTTGTTAATGCTGACATTTATTATGCGTTCCAGATACCAGAAAGAGTGGGAGTTGGTGCTGATTGTGGGAATGGATCTCTTCTACCACTATTTAACATCACAGTTCTCGTCTTTTGTTGAATGACTTGCTGAACGGTGTTTACCATGACTATCTGTACATCATCATCTTCATCATCAAAACGGAATGATGTTGTAAGAGGAATAACAGGACCTTGTTGTCCAGGTGGAACTTGATGTGGAGAAACTGGGGCGTTAATAATTTGTTGCTGTCTTTTTTGTCTCTTTAGTAGTTCTTGTAAATTAACCGGACCAGAATCCAAATGATTTAATGTATATTGAGTTCCATCTGGTGCTTGAATATAAACTTGGTTCCCATATCCACTACCAGAATCTGGCATAAACTGTAAAAACTTTAGTCCACCAGTCAGAGTAATTTTTTGTCCAGCAGCTCCAGACCAATCTTCTCCTTTATGAAGACCTTTTGGATTTCTTGTACTCTTTCTCCAATTATAATTTCCTATCATGTCTGTAGGAGTTAATTTTTGTGGCATTGGAACTCCTTCAATCAATATGTTATCTTTTACATTGTTGGGAATACCAGCAGTATAGTCACCAACTCTTTCAATGTGAATGTGCGGTCCTGTAACATATCCGGTGGATCCAACTGTTCCAATAACATCATTTGTATCAATGGGAACTGTAGATGTTGGTCCAGTAGTTGTAATTGGTGTCTGTGATGCTGGGTCATCAATTGAAGATGTTGTAAATGGTTTTCCAAGAATTAAACCTTTTAATTCTATTAAAAAATTACTCATAGATCTATTAGCATCAAAAAAATTATCCGCAGTAAGTCCCAAGGATTCATTGGTTATTTTATGTTCTTGTGATAAGTTATAAAAATCTCCAAAAGCATTATATGCCTGTCTTGCTCTTTTTAATTTTGGCGATTCACCTTCTTTTGAGTATGGAGATGTAGTTACTTTTCTATCCTCCGATCCTTTTATTGAATCTAATGATTTATTTTGTGCTGGTATCGGGTTTTTGATCGTCCCACCCGCTTTTTTTCCTTGGACTGGTGGTTCATTTCCAGACCCACTATTTTGCCCATTATTATTCCCAGAAGATTGAGATTTTAATTTTTTCTCATGTTCCTCATAAGACCTCTTCATTCCTTCTGGATCAACAATACTATTCAGATCCATTATTACTCTTTCTAGTTGACTCTTACCTTCAATCAATTTGGATTTTGTTGTTGATGGTAAACTCTCTATAATACTAATAAATCCGGTAACACCATTCACTGCTGTTTCGATAACTTCAATAATAGAACTCGTCACATTAATAAGCGTTGTTCCGATTTCCGATGCCTTATTGACAATTGCTGGCAGATTATTAATTATTAATCCAATTAAAACAATACCAAAAAATTCTTTAATCTTATCAAAGAATGACATTGGACCAGCAATGATCCTTGATTTAATATTTTCGATTAGACTCTTCCCAGGCATCTCTAATCGTTTTTCTTTATCTTGTATTTCTGCCTTCTTTTCTCTGTCTTTCAACAACTTATTTTCATCAAGTCTCAACTTCCTTAATTGTTTGTTGTAACTAATCAAGGAACTTTTGATATTCGTTGAATTTATTTTTAATCTTTGTAGTTGTTGTGTTTCCATATCTTATACAAAAATTCCATATAACTGTGGAGTGATACTCATATAAGGATTCATCATATTAGTTGACGAAACTTGTGGTTCTTCGGTAGCAGTTCCGCCAGATGGTTGAATCAATTCATCACCACCACCTTGAACAATTGGTGGAGCAGTCATTGGTATTACAATTGGTGCTCTTGATGTCTTCCTTGTTTTCTTTACATTTATTTGTTTTAAGACTGGTTGTAACTGTTTTACACTAGATCTTGGGATTACTTCCTCATGTGGAGTAATCATTGCTGGAGGAACATTAAGTTCTTTTGTTCTCCGAGAAACATCAAAAGAACCATTACTTGGTGGTTGTTGTTTTATTTGTTTAGTTTTTATGTCCGTTGCGAATTGATCCAGTTGTTCCTTGAATAAATTTAATTGTATGTTAAATTTTCCAATAACTTCTTGGAAAATTTTGTTGTTTTCCAACATCTGGCTGACACCAGCACTGAATGAAATCCACAGTCTTCCAGCATTATCGTTGATATCCTTCAATAATGGTCTGAATAGATTTGCCGCAGAAGCACGAATGACTTCTTCACCTGGCGCTAGTTTTGCTGGAACGGAGTCAATATTTTGAGATCCTTGACCATTAACAGTTCCACCAAGAGAAAATCTCTGTATAATATTTGGATATTGTTTGACTATATTCGCTTTTAATGCAAATGGTTCAATAGTTCCACCTTTACTTCTCGATCCTTTTCTACGGAACCAGTCACTTAATAAAATACCAAGTTGCATTTCGGCACTACCTTGCCGAGTAGCTGTTGATGGTATTTCCGCTGTCCTTAATTGTAAATTTGTCTCTCTTATTTGTTTTATTTGTTCTTGAGAAAGATTTTCTTTCTTTATTCTTTTCTGTAGTTCCTCCTCTTGCTGCTGTTTTCTTATTCGATCTCGATATACAGTAGCAGCCGTAGATGCTACTAACCCAACAGCAGCAAGGAAGATAGGATTAGTTAATAGCGCGACTGCCGTTGAAATAGAAGCGACTAAACTTGCGATTGTTGAAACTACTTGTAATCCAATTAAAACACCAGCGATTTCTTTCCAATACTTTCCGACAAACTGTAAAGTATCCGATAGTTTCTGCCTATTCTTTTCGTCAGACAACCAAGTAAATGCCGTATTAACAGCAATTCCAGTTAAAACAATCCCAAAAAAATCAAGTAATTTTTGGAATATACTCTTTGCCGGTGCCGTGACCTTATCAAAGAAATTGCCAACTTTTTTATTAAACTTTCCTATAGACTCAATCGATGCTTCTTTTCTACTTATTTTTTCTTTTTCTGTTTGCTTTTTTATTCCACGAATACTTTGCCTTCTTTCTGCGATTCTCGTGGCAAAATCTATCGATAATTGATTTTGAATCTCGAAAAGAATTCTATTAGTCTCTTCTAAAGCATCCAACTGGGTGGATTCTAATTTTAAAGATCCCTTATTTTCTTTTAGTTCTTGTTTTTTAAGAAAACTAAATCTGGATCTTTGTAGTTTTGGTGTTGTGGCAGTGGAAGCCGCTTCAGCACCACGAATTACCGAAGATGAAATGTTTCTCCTACTGATCTTCGGTACTGATGGTGCTCTATAGATCGGACTTTCAAATGCCACTTGATTGTTTTGCCTTTAGGTTTTCTTCTTCCACATAAGTCTGAAGTAATGAGACATAAACTTCACGCTCCCAAGGCATCATATTTTCAAGCTCAGTCAATGAGTATTTATGATGCTGCATCAACTGGAAATTGATGTTATAGTATGACTCAAGACTTGTATGAGCCATACTCAAGTGAAAAAACTTGCCAGACCCTCCAGAATGACCTCACTTTCGACTTTTGTATTTGGATTCTTTACTTTGATGGTATGAGAAAGTTTTGGCATTGTTACAAAGAAGGTTTCAATTTCTTTGAACTGCTTGGTGTTCATCTGTTCCACAAACTCCTCAAGTTCTTTCTTGGTACAGTCCGAAGCGTTCCAAGACTCTTCCTCATCATAAACAACGTCAATACAGGATGTAATCATTGAGAGAGATTTGTTTACATCCGATCCCTCTTCATTGACTTCGAAGTTATTCTCGACGAATTGTTCGAGAGATGGATACTTTAGTTTCATTGATAGAGTATCATCAAGTTTTACAATATTAGAGTGATTTGGATCTTTCTGGACTTTGATGTCATCAATGTTGATTTCCATTTGAACCTGCGTTTCACCATCATCTGGACAGGTTACATTGACTTCGACAGTTTCACCAACAGACTTGGCACGAACATTCAGGAACAAATACTCAATATCAAAAGTAGAAAGTTCGGAAACCTTCACCGCCTTTGTGGCGATACAATCAGAAAGAATTTGAACAACGGCATTTGAGATCTGTTTGGTATCTTCAGACTCAAGTGCCATAATCAAGATTTTTTCTTCTCTAACCAGAAATGGTCTATATCTAATTTTCTTTCCAGTAGAGGGTAGTTCCAACTCATATGTTGGCGTAGAGATCTTTGGTAAAGGCATAATAACCCAAAAAATTCAGTTGTAATTATTTATTACCTATTGCCAAGGTTTGGTGTTTCCACTTGGAATGGCAGATTCTTTTCTTGCTGGTATTTGAGAAAAATAGTCTCTTCGGTAATCGGCATCACTTCCTTTATACCAAGATGGTTTTACCAATGGTTTTCCAAGTGCGTCCAGAACTACTGGCGGACTAGCACCCTCAGGTTGTGGTGCGCTTAAAATGGGTGCTCTTCCTGGTGGACTGGTGTATTCTTCTTTTGAAACTGTATATCGATCATAATTAAATGACACATTCATTTTTAAAATTTCTGCCGGACCATAAGCAACTGGAATAGCTGAAATTGATTTTGGAAAAGCATTAATTAAAGTATATGTTCTTGACACATACTTTTCTTGATCTCCACCGAGACCATAACTTCTCTCAAATTTGGTAATATCTATTGTAGTTTTATATTTGTCGGGATATCTAAATCTTCTATAAAATCCAGGATCTTTACTAGCCTGTGCTACGCGATTTCCCTCTCCTCCTGAAATAAAATCCATCCATCCCTGAAAATACTGAAGAACCCTGTATTTCACATCAACATAAAAAGTCATATCGATGTCAGTATATAATCTGGTATGGGCAAATTCTTGTGTGACGCCCATAAAATTATCTTTAACTTCAGATGTTGCATAGGTTGATCCAGGTAAAGATACTTCCGCACACAATAAACCATAATCTTGATATGAAATACCATCACCACCCTTTGGTAGATAATTCTGTCCAATTAAAAACTCTTGAAGAGAACTAGGCAACCTAATCTCAACAACATATTGATTAGAGAGTGATAAATTACTTAAAAATCTTCTATTAACGATCCCGACTTTACTGAAGAGAACTCCTGCTGACATCTAAATACCTTATACGAGTCTTACATTATTAGATATTTAGATGTCATATAAGGGAAAATTTCAACCATCATATCCAAAGAAATATAAAGGAGACCCAACAAATATAATCTATCGTTCTCTATGGGAGCGGAAGTTTATGGTCTACTGTGATTTGAACGAAAATATTCTCGAATGGGGAAGTGAGGAGATTGTCGTCCCCTATCGATCACCAGTGGATAATCGGTATCATAGATACTTTCCAGATTTCTATATTAAGTTCAAAGAATCTAGTGGTAAGATTAAAAGAATGATCGTTGAAATCAAACCACAAAAACAGTGTGTGGAACCAAAGGTTCAGAAAAGAAAGACAAAGGCGTATATCTATGAAGTAGTTGAGTATGCCAAAAATCAGGCAAAGTGGGAAGCTGCCAAAGAATGGTGTCTGGATCGTGGTTATGAGTTTAAGGTTCTTACAGAAAACGAACTCGGTATTAAGTAATGCCAAGAAAAACTCTTAAACAGAGAAAAGAAAAATATCCAACAGAAAACCAATTCAATCGGGTTCGTTCTGTGATGGATAATCTTATTGGAACCGAAAGTGCTGATGAAATTTTGGCAGAACTTCGAAATGTTTTAACAGAAAGTGGTAGAGTTCCAATTGCTGGTAGATATTATGTCTTTGTTTATAGTCCAAAGACTCCCAATATAAGATACGATCAACATCCACTTGTTGCCGTGACTGATGTATTCCAGTGGGGATTTCGTGGTATTAATTATCACTGGGGAGACTTTCATCAGTATACAACAAATGAGATTATTGGGCAATTATATGAAATCTATCCAGAAGAACTTGCCGATGCCAGAGAGCTTCCATTTCAGAAAGTTCGTCTAAATAGTTAAAAAATAGCCAAATGGCAGCGCAAATATTAAGATATCCATATGCCGCACTGACAGATAGTACCGATTATCTGCAGATAAATCTTATTGAAAAGAAAGTTACTGATCCAGCTTCCGATAGAGTAGACTTGACAAAGTTAAGAAATAGAGGAACATTTGACAATGTTGGAACTGGAGCGTTTGACTCTCCAAAACAAAATGCAGAAAATAGAGGTTTAGCGACAGAAGCAGTATCAATAGGTGGAATCATATTATTACCAATGCCTTCGAGCATTAATGACACAAACCAGGTTAGTTACTCTGACGATAGTTTAGATGCGATTACTGCCGCTTTAGCTGGAGGAGTTAATAAAGCTATAAGTACTACACTATTTGATACATCGGGGAAACTCCAGTTAGATAAAGTATTAGGAAATATTCAGCAATACTTGATAAGACCCGCCTTGGGAAACAGCGAAATGATAAGAAATTTGATACTAACATCACTGGCAGGACAAGCAGCATCTTTGGCTGGAACGGGTAATCTTTCACTTAATCAAGCTCTGGCAAGATCTTCTGGACAAATTATTAATCCAAATGTTGAGTTGTTATTCAATGGACCAACTATTCGTAATTTTAGATTTTCGTTCAAGATGACACCAAGAAATGATAAAGAAGCAAATCAAATAAGAGCAATAATTAGATCTCTAAAAACACATATGTCCCCAAGAGACAATGCTGCGAATGAAAATATCTTTTTATCCGCTCCAAACATCTTTGAATTAAGATACAAGAGTGGTAGTGGAAATAATCTTTATTTGAATAGATTTAAAAGATGTGTTCTTGAAAATATGTCAGTGAACTATACTGGAGAGAACGTATATGCCACTTATGAAGATGGCGCTCCAGTATCAACAGTAATGGATTTAACATTCAAAGAACTTGAACCAATTTATGCTTCCGATTATACTGAAACAACAGAAGGAAAGATAGGAGTAGGATACTAAAATGGGGTACTTTAGAGAACTACCAAATCTGGCATATCAGTCGTTCTTACCCAATAAGAACTCTTCACAAGATTATGTGATTGCGAAGAATCTTTTTAGAAGAGTCAAGTTGCGTGATGACTTATACAATGTATTTACGGTATTCAATAAGTATGAGATTAGAGATGGTGCTCGCCCAGACACGGTTGCCGATGAAATCTATGGAAGTCCAGAGTTAGATTGGGTTGTTCTCATCACAGCAAATATTACAAATGTAAGAGATCAGTGGCCTCTTTCTGATTATCAACTCTACAATTATGTAGAGAATAAGTACGGAACCGCTCTGACTCAAACTAGATTCTATGAAACCACGAAGGTTGTGGATTCATCGAATCGTCTAATCCTTCCTGCTGGTAAAGTAGTTGATAAGAACTTCACGATTCCAAATCCTTCTGATCCAACATCAACTCTAAATCCTGTAACTGGAATCACAAACTATGAGTATGAGACCAGAAAGAACGATGAGAAGAGAACGATTTATCTATTAAAACCAACCTATCTACAGCAGTTCCTGAATGATATGAGAGTTGAGATGTTGTATTCAGAATCTTCAGAATATATTGATGATACTTTGATTGCCACGGCAAATACAAATGTAACTCTACCACAATAAGTCTAAACTCTTATCAAACATCATAACGTATCGGTGCTTACGGGAGCGTTCTTTCCATTCTCCCTCGGCACCTTTTATTTTGCCACGTGAATGCTTGGTGCCGTCTGAATAGTAGAAATCTTTTTTAGCATCTGTAAGCCCACAATATTTAAAGTTACAAGCGCGATAAATTGTGCCGCCATGAAAATCGCTATCAGCGTAAGATATGATGGCTCTGACTCTTGTGTCTTTGCGTAGTTGCTTGATGCATCTTGATACAAACCACGATGTAATATTGTATTCATCTCTCTGGGTTTCAGGGTGTATACAAAGTCTTGAAAGTTCAAAGAGTCCTTCTTGCTCATTTCTCGCTAAACCAAATGCTCCTTGTGCTATTTCTGGAACAGGGAGTCCAGTAAAAATACAGACTCCCTTGATACCGCCGATATTCAGTGGACTGAAATCATTGCTCTCGTACAGACCGTAGTTGTATCCAGACTTAAAGGACTTCGAAAAGTCCTTAAGATAATGAAACCGCAGAAGTAACTCTGCGGCTTCGGATTTACTTACTCGATCGATATGGTAATTAGATTTCACTTGAACAGTAAGTTAATGTATGCTGCCACAACTAAAAGTGTGAGGCAGATTTGGTTGTAATTCACTCGTCGGCAAGACGTGCGAAGTACGAGAGAGCATCATCATCCTCATCTTCATCAGAGGAAGAGGCAACGGTGCGAGTGGGTTTCAGAGAAGACAGTTCATCACGGAGATCTTCGGTGAGTTCACGAGTAGAACCACGGGTGTTGTCCTCATCAAACTCTTCGGGATCCTGGTAGCGAGGAGTGCCTTTGGTGCCGAGCACATAGTCCAGGCGCTTCTTCAGTTCGTCATAGGACTTGAACTGATCAGCAGCAACGAGTTCAGCAAGAGAATACTCTTTCTTCCACACTGCTTCCATGGCATCATCATCGTCCAGAAGTGCTTCCTGACGGGCAAACTCAGAAGAGTCGTAGTTACGATAACCAGCAACGTTCTTTGCCTTCAGTTTGAAGTTAGCACCTTGCCAGAAGTCAAAGGGATCAATTGCTTCCTCATCCTCAAACTCGGGTTGCATAGCAGCAGTGAGTTTGTCGAAGATCTTCTTACCGAACTTGTACAGGAAGACCTTGCCTTCGTTGGCAGGATTAGCGGGATCCTTCACCACATAGATGTTGGCAACATAAGTCAGTTTACGCTTCTGCTTACGTGCCTGCTCTTTACCAGCATCGGTGCCGTTGTTCCAGAGCATTGTGTTGTGCTCGGAGACAGGATCCTTCTGACCCAGAGTAGTCAGAGAGTTCTCAATATACCAACCACCAGGACCTTGAAATGCGTGACTGTAGAGTTTCACGAATGGCAGGTCCTCACCATTCGGAGCAGGCAGGAAACGGATCACGGCATAACCATTGCCGCTCTTATCACACTCCAGTTTCCACACACGGTCATCACC